GTCTTACTTCACTCCGCAGGCCACCACGCGAGCCTGGCTGCGGACTTCTTCGGTCTGTGCATCAAATGGCACGGTCTACAATGTTGTCCTACTGGAATATAAACTTGGCCATTGCGTGTGGCATCTTTTCAGTGGCGAAGGTGCTGAACAGCACACTCGCACATTTTCCACGGGGGCATATGTTCAACTTCCTGCGGCAATCACTGGCACTCTGAGCCAGGAATACCTGCCCACTAAGGTCCTTAGCGGAATTTTGAACTTTGTTGACTACACCACTGACCTGAGCCCTAGGAATCTAGCGGCTAAGGTCACTCAGCTTGCTAATGCCATCAATCCAAAGACTACGTCTAAGGAGAGATGGATTGCGAGGCACATTGCCCAGCAGCGTTACTTCAAGAAAGACCTGCTGTATCTTCTCGGTCGTGGCTTTTGGAATAGTCTGTACGCCCTGTCCTTCCAGTGGCATATGTTTCGTGGTCTTCCGGACCTCTATGAGTTCCTGGAGGAGACGAAACGTACTCGCACACTGCACCCAACCCCTAGTGGAGGTTGGGCCACAAATTTGAAGGCCAGGCCAATTCTTTCTAGTATCCCAAATGAACCGACCTGGCTTCAACGGGTATCTGCTTTTTCCGGTGCTGTATTCACCTTCCTCTTGCCTAAGATCTTGATTGGAGAAGTGATCTCTGAAGTTGTGCTTCAGGTGGATCTCTTCGATGCGCTCAAGCATCTCTGGCAATGGGCTGATGTGAAACCCCTTCGACTGGCCTTGACTGCGGCAATTGTCGTTGTGACTGCTATCTTACCTGGACACATTGTCAAAGTGTTTTCCAGGTTAGCATGTCACTTCTGGCGGCAGCTATGGCTTCCAGCTTGGGTTTCACAGATACTTGAACGGGTGATCATTGAAGTCACAGGCGCCCCTGGATACCGAATTTTCCCAACCCTCCCAGGGCGTGGCTGGTTTTACCAGGCATACCTTTGGGCAATTGGTGTAACTTCGGTGCTTCCTCGGCTCTGTGACTTTCTTTTCCCAGGCTGGTACAACCCGTGGTTTCTTCCGTG